TAACATTAGTGTTACAGCTTCTTCAAACGCTTGTGCATCACTAATATTTTTATTAGTTGCTTTTATAATTTTAATCTTTTGTTTTAAAAGCTCACTTGCATTTTTATTATAATCAGCGTTATCATAGTTTTGAGTATTACCTGAATTAAAATCAGCTTCAAAATTATTTAAACCTTCTAAATTTTTAATTTTTGTTAACAAAGCAGACGCAGCTTCATTCCATCTAGGATTTTCTGCAATAGACGGAGTACCGTCAGGTCTTCTTTCAGTTAACATCTTTGCATAAAAAGCTGCAAACCTACCGTCAGTAGCTATATGACTTTCTCCTGCTTCAATAATAAGACCATCTAAATCAGATAAAGTTATAGCAGGATTTAGATTATCTTTAATAATTTGTAATTCTTCGTCCCACATTCTACTAAAGTTTTCCAACATGTACTTTTCTTTTTCTGCTGCATATTCTCCAGTATCGTAATCATAAGGCATAGCGTATTCTTCATGGAATTGTACTTCCATTTTAGTTGCTATTTTTTCTGGTATAGTAGTAATTGCAAATGACGTATCTTTATTAACTCTTTCAGTTAGTAGTTTACTTTCTTTTTCTAACTCTTGACCGTTAACCCATTTTTTAAGTGTTTCATTAGCTGAATTTACAGCAGTATCGAAATAAACATCATTAGTTTTATCTTGACTAAACCCTGACATTTTTTCTGATAATGCCGTTTGCCAATTCCACTCTTTACTGTATTGGTTTTCTAAATATTCTTTTTGAAATTCAAAGACAAAGTTATCTGAAGCGTTAGACGCATATTGTTTATATGCTCCATATCTTGCCCATTCATTTTTAATATCAGGAAAACCTGCTTTGTGTAATTCTTTTGCTTCTTCAAGGGTAACACCATTAATAGCATTAGCACCTTCAAGAGTTTGTTCAGTAGCTTTTTCTTTTTCTTTTTTTACTACGTAGTCACCTAATGCTGAATTAACACTAGATAATGTTTTAGCTAAAATTTGTGCGTTACTGTCTATAACTCTACCACCACTACCTACACTAACAGATGGTGTTTTGTTAATGCTTGTGATTGAACCTGTTGTAATACTTGTATCTATTTTAGCCATTAGGTTGAACCATCTGGGTTAAAGTTAATTGACTTACCTGCATCTGGCGTTGATGGAGCTGAAGTTTGCATAAACATAGCTGATGAATTAGCTGCAGCATTTAAAGCATATAAACCAAAACTAGGTTTACTTGCCATAGGTAAACTTAAAATTTGATTAGTAAACTGTCTGTTATAAGCTAATCTACTGTCTTCAATACTAATAATTGCATTTTCATAATTAGTATCAACAATATTAAAAGCTACACCTTTGTTTCTACTAATATCATTTATAACAGTATCAAATACATTTCCTTGTGTACCTCTTTCAAATAACATTACTTTAGCTGTACCTTTTTTCTTCTTTTCTTCTAAAGCTAATTTAAATTTCTCTGCAGCAGTTTTATCGTACTCAACTGACTTCTTTTTTTGTAAAGATATATCTGTGTAAATAGCTTCATTTCTAGTACGTTCTGCTGTAGCATAAGCTGCATCGTTAGTCATTTTAGCTTTGGCTTTAGCATTATTGTATTGTACGTAAGCACTTCCAAATTGAAACGCTGCATAAGCGTATGGATTACACATATTTATATCTTGATAAATTCATAAAAATCTATTCCTTCTATTTTTTTCTTGTTAATTATTTTAAAACCACACCATTTAATCCAACGTAAATGAACAGCATTTCTGCTATCTATAAAATTCCAAAGTATAGGATATAAATCCTGCATCTCTTGAACTCTATCTTTACATTGACGTGCAAATGGTAAAGCTATTTCTAAAAATCTGTTTGTTCCTAATAAAAAAGGTGACCCAACTGTATGAGATTCCGTAGGGCATACACCATACATAGCAATAAAGTTTCCGTCTTTAATTATAGAACGACATAACTTTGCTGTTTTAAAACCTCTTACAACGGGTTTTAAAGGGTGTTCCTTTGTCATTGTAACTACTTCATTAAAATCATCAGGTCGAAGATCATCAATTAATAATTTACAATCTTCTTCAATACTGTTTCTTTCCTCAATCATTAAGATATATTTCTAGTCGACAATATTGAGAATATACCTGTCCATTCTGCCGATAAGAAATTACAAGGAAGATAACTGTTATTATCTATATCAACAGTTACATCTTGATTTCTACATTGAATAGGCACTTTAAAATCTCCACTATCTGGATAAGGCGAACCCAATGTAAAACTACTAGAACCTAATATTTGTCCTGTAAATTTATACACACCTGCTGTTCTAGCTTTAGGTGTTACAGTAACTTCGAAATAACCACTATCACCATAAATTAATGCAATTCTTTTTAATTGTAAACGTCCTGCAGATATGGTTGCACCACCTCCTGCAGCTTTAGTTTCTCTAGGATAAAATTTAGAGAATTGATATTTAAAATTATATTTTCTACCTACAAAGACAGGGTGTGCCGAGTGATCTCCTAAAGATGTAATTGTAGTAGAACTAGCTTGTGTAATAACTAAATTTCTTCCTTTTTTATTTGTACCCCAAGCACCATTATAAACTACTTCCATAGGATTAGTTTCAGGGTAAGGTATTGTCCAAGTAGTTAAATTTGTACCACTACTATAGCTACCTGTTACCGTTGCTTTTCTATCTAATAAAACTGGAAAACTTAAATCAGTATCTACTTCATTAGCTTTTAAATTCATTCTTTCAACGTAAGTACCATCAGCTCTTTTAATAATTAAGTAAGCCATGTTTTGAATAATGTCTATTCCTAAAATAACATCTGTACTAGCAAACGAATAAGTAGACCAAGATCGTTGTAGAGCTTTTTGATTTACATCAAAATAATATTTATAAACAAATATTTTACTTCTATCTCCATCAGATAAAGCAAACAAAGTTTTTTCACCTGAAGAACCTTTAAGTGAATATATATTTGCTTTTATATATCTAGGTAAATTAATTGTTGTATCAGTAGCATCTTTTACATCACCGTCACTTGAAACATAATATTCTGAAACACCACTAAATGAACCTCTATTACTTGCAAAGTAAATGTTTTGACCTAACCCTATAGGTTTAGCTTTATCAGAAATTTCATATTCAGTTGCTTGGTTAATAGATACAGTTTTAGCTGTAAGTGTTTCTTCTGGTTTTAAAATAAATTGTGATTGATCTGAAAACAATATTAATTCTTCATTAAAAGGTACTGCATATTTTAAAATACTAACTTTGTTGTGTGACATAGAAATATCAACAACATCATCATCTTGAGTTGTAGTTACGGTACTATAATAAAAATTAAAAAATTCACCTGCTTTAGAAAAAATTACATTTTCATCAGAACAAAAACCTAATCTATTTCTATAAAAGAAAATATCATTAACTTTTGTACCAATAAAAGATGGGTCTGGGTTTGTTTCTGAATCTCCACATTCTCTTGGTTTCCAAGAAGGGTCATCATAACTTACACCACTAATAGTATAAGTTCCCCCATCACAAGGTGTAAATCTAAAATTTCCGTCTGCTGTTCTAATTAATACAAACGGCATTGTAGTTGCTAATATATTATTATCTAAACCATCTTTAACTGTTTCAACCCAAGCACTACCGTCCCATTTAACAAAGTAGTTATCAAATTGTGTACCACTATCGCCAGTAATTTCTATTTGAAATCCTGTATAACCAACATAAGGTAAATCAGAAAAACTTTGAGTTTTATCTTTTAATAAAATTAAACCATCTCCACCTAAACCATCTGAAACCCCTGCTGTAAACGTACCTGAATTTTTCTTTACATAAATAATAGAACCATCTCTTACAACTGTAAAACCTGATAAATTACTATTTAAATCATTTGTTAATTCTGTAGCAATATTATCTGTTGTAATTGAACTAGCATTTCCTGAATTTGAATTATCTAAAGTTTCAAAACTTGCTACTTCACTTCCATCTATAGTTATTTTGTAAGTTGTTTTGTATTGCCCATTTTTAACAAAGAATATTGCTTCGTCAGGTCGAGAAGCTGATGCACTTCCTGATTTAGCTACTGTTTTAGTTTTGTTAATTATAAAAGTATAATCTGCAACTGTAATACAGTTAATATCTGTCTGTGGTGTTGTTGTTGCTAAATAAGTTAAACCTGAAGGTGCTACTACAGTTTTCTCGACACCTGCTAATGTATATGCTTTTATACCACCGTTAGTAATTAAAATTTGATATTCTTCTATATCACTTGCATTAATTAAATGGGTTTTAACTGCTACATCTGTTGCTGTACTTAATTTAGCAATATGTTCAGTCGGTGGTCTTTTACCTAATCCAAATACTACATCTGACAAACCATTTTCTTGAATGTTTGCTTGGTTTGGTAATCTAACTGTATCTGGTTGTTGAGATATACCGTTTAATAAATTTTGAATTGAAGCACTAACTAATCTAGCCATTGTTAATCTTCTGGTTGAAAGTTATTTCTATCTAATGTTCTTGCAACGTCATAATTATTAAAGATACTATGATCTCTAGTATCTCCTTCTGCTTCTTTTAAAACAGACAATGCTTGTAATTCATCTACTTGATGAAACTTGTGTAATAAATCAGACGCTAACATTCTATCTTGAAAAATTCTTGCAGCTCTTATTGTAATGTATCTTCTTGCTGCTTCTGGTATTGCTATAAAATCTAAAAACCAAACTATATCTACATAAACTATAGCATCAGTTATTGTATGTGTATGTTTTTTTCTATCCCATAATTTTCTTGATCTTTCAACGTAGTCATTATGTTGGCTAGTACCAGACGTATCTATTCTTAAACAGTTTGAGGGAAGCTCGACTTGACTAGACGAGTTAGGAGTTAATTGATAATCTGTATCTGAATTAAAATGCCAACCGACACTTTGTACTTCTCGACTTACATTATCTAATATTGTAATTGCTATTGACACATCAGTTGTTGTAGCAGATGTAATAGTGTTAACAGGTGTTTCGCCTATTGCCGTCATCATTACATTAACGGCTTCTAATTTACTTGTAGGTGATGTTGTCATATATGTTGTGTTAAATCTTGTTGTAAATATGGTTGTTGTATGTGTGTTTCTTGTAGAAGTTGTCGACTTCAGGGGTCAATTTCTCGACCCCTAAAGCCAGTAAAACAAAGTAAATAAATTACTGTGTTTTGATTTCGAACGCAGCGTCAGGTCTTAAGATACCGTGACCCATAGCGTATTTAGCTACAAGTAAAGTACCTTGTCTTCTAACGTCATATTCCATCTCGACAGCTAAATCCATTAGCTTAACTGTTCCAACACAAGATTTGTGCCAAACAGCACCAACAGTATTTGTGTAGTTTCCACCCAAATTACCGTCAGAACCGTCAAGAACTCCAGATGTAATGTTCGTTGAAGGTAAGTTGTTAGTTTTCACAATGTGAATACCTGCAACTTTTAATACTTCACCTTCAGCGTAAGCACCTTTTCCACCCCAATCTCTGTTGATTACGTTAGTAGTTTGTACTAATGCGTAATAAGCAGCAGGTGAAACGGCACAATATCTGTCGTTTTCTGGTATGTTAGCTTCGTCCATCTTTTGAGCAGCACTAAAAATAGTTGCTGCAGCAGATGCTCCGTTAGTTACGAAGTCAGCATCGATGATTTGTGCTCCTGCAGCTTGTGGTGCAGCAGCTCCTCCTCTGGATGCGTTGATGATTTGTTGATAAACGTGCTTATCCATAGTTTGAGCTAGAACATTTCCACACTCTTTTGAGTATTGTGATCTAACGTCATAATGGTTTTTAGCTTCGTCTATTTTTGCGATAAACGTAGGAGCAATAAGCAATCCTTGAATTGAGATTACTCTTTCGTTGTGAGTTATCGAGCCACCAGTTATCTCTGCTCCTGCAGTATGGTATGAAGCTGTTGCTTTACCCATAACTGGAAATTGAGCCGATTGACCTGAACTGATACTTCTAACAACGTGCTTATCAGCAGTAGATTGTGCATCTTCGAAAGCAGTAAGAACTTCCCCCGAAAACACCTTAAGGAAAAGAGCAGTAGTTGAACCACTACCTGCAGCTTGTCCTATATTTGATACAACAGCATTTGACATGTTGATATATCCTTTCCGTTATTAAAATGTAATTAACTTTACTTTTAGTTAAAAGCAGTATCAGTATTGTCCTCCTCAAAGGGTAATGTCTTTCTTTTACTTTTTTAGGTGTAATTACTTAACCTAAAACTTATATAATAGTAGAACGAGCAAGTTTATCTTCTACTTGCTTTCTAAATGCAGGGTCATTAGCATATTTAGGATTAGACATATCAGCTTTGACTTGTGCCATGCTTTCATATTTTAATCCAGACGTTGCTGTCCCTGTTTCGCCTACTGTTAAATTTGGTTCGGTAGTTTCAGCTCTATACCTAGCTGCCATACCTTTAATAGTATAAATAGCTGTTTGATTATCTCTATCTATACCTTCATTGAACATTTGTATTTCTGTATCTGATAAATTGTTTTGTACCCAATCAATCATCTTACCATATTCTTCTTTACCACCTACACTTTCATGAGCTTCAGCTTCAAATTTTGTAGCTACAGCTTTTATACCTTCAATGTAGTTGTCGACATAAGATTTAGGTAAACCACTATCTTCTAACGATTTT